TAAGTCTACACTTCGTAAGAAGATGAAGAAGAAGTATGGCAAGAAAGCGACAGCATAATGGACCACATAGACCACGATAGATTCTTTGCCGCAATCACTAGGGATGAAGGTTGTGTTATAGAAAATGGTAGGCACGTTGCATACCAAGACCACCTAGGATATTGGACAATAGGTTATGGAAAACTTATTGACAAGCAGGTTCCAGGTGGTGGGCTAACAGAAAATGAAGCAGTGTTTTTATTAAAGAACACAGTACAAGATATGTGGAATGAATTAGAACAAAGCTTACCTTGGATAAAAGAAAAGCCTATCATAGTACAAGAACAAATACTTAATATGGTTTATAATCTTGGGTTGCCTAACCTTCTAAAGTTTCAGAATATGTTGGCTGCATTAGAAAACAATGATGGAACAACGGCGGCGGACGAAGCCTTGAATAGTAAATGGGCTCGCCAAGTTGGTCAGCGAGCCCAAAGAATTGCAGATATATTTAGGGCCGAACTCTAAACATACCTACGTTTTCTAGATGTTCTAGTAGATACTTTGCATAGTCAGTAAAGAATCCTTTACCTTCAAATACAAATGTATCTTTGCCGTGAGCTTTTGCCTTGTCATATTCTACACGAAATTTTTTGGCAAGTTCAGGTGTGAAAACTATTTCTTCTTCCTTTGCCATTACAAAACTTCCAAGCCACGTGGTATATGTTTGCCTTTGCGAATCCATCCCCTGGATTCCAACCTATCTAGTGTAAGCTTGACAGCAGATGAAGCAGCTACCTTGGTGATTACTTGTTCACCTTCTATCTTACCTTCTGCAATCTCACGCATACTAGGGTACACACCATACTCTTTATGATATGCAACAAGGAATCTATATATATCAGATTGCCTTGGTGTTAGTCCTTGCTTACTCATCTTGACCTGCACTTTCTGCACCAATCAACCTTGTAAGTTTACCACGTAGTTCCCTAAGTTCATCACCAGCCGCACCAAAAGAATCTAACATCTTAACATTTTCTTCTTCTAGTTTTTTTAGGTTGGTCATCTTTTCCCTACCAGGTAGTTTACCTTCCTTCACCATAGACATAAGCTTTCTATATCTGTTGACCCACTTGTCACGGGTGTCAAAATATTCTGGCTCACACATAGGAATATGTAGAACAAATCCCTTTGTTCTATCATTGTTATCTACTTGCTCTGTAGGTGACACAACAACTTCACCTTTGGTCAACTGCTCATCATCATTGCTGGTCTTAGGATTGTCGTGTGTAGGCTCTACATCTTTTGCTACTGAATCTATCACATTGTTTATTTCAGGTGTGTCTTCGCCCTTCTTATGGGGTGGGTTAGTATCCCTTGGTGTGTCGTTAGCCTCTTCAGTAGTAATCATTCCCTTCATTGCATCTGGGAATGCATCCCTTATGGCAAAACCACGAGCTCGCATCTGTAACATACGATTAGGGTAAGAAGTCCAAGGCCCTTTCCTACCCCACAAGCCTGCCTTCTTTGCCATATCAATACTGAATTCCCTACGGGTTTCTTGTACATCATCACCAACTTTTCTTTTGACAACACATACAGCTACTTCACCTTCAAAGAATTCTTGAACACCTGCAAACTTTGGGTGTGATGTTATTAATGCTAGTGCAGAATCACCCCACACTGTAGCACGCCCATTGATTACAGAAATATTTTGTAGGGCCTGCATAGGTGCAAGACCTACTTCACTTCCCCATTGCACAGCCACTACTATGTTGTTGGGTCTACCTTGATAGTCATTAGGAACAAGACCTGACTTAGACATAGCATTAGCAAACTCAAGGAGCTGGTCCATATTTTCTGGATTAATTATCTGTGTTGATTTGCTCATCACTTTTCCTTTCCTTTATTTTAAAAGAATGTGATTGATATGTTTCCCCTGTATCAACCATCTTCTTTTTATGTTTAGTTATATCTTCACTCACAATATTAAATTGATTTGTGCTGCCACGCTTGACACTAAGATGATTCATTACACTTACAATCTTACCTTTTATTTCTGATTGTGTTTTCTTTTGTGCATTGATTTCTTTTGTGACCTGGTTGTAGTTAGTACAAAGCTCATCAAGATTGTGATTGGTTTTGTTAAGCATAGTAGTAAGGTCAACTGATTCAGTGTTGTCATTGATAGAAGAATCATCTTCATCATAGTTCACACCTTCTTGAATCTTATCCCAAAATTCATTAACAGCTTTTATAATATCTTCTACTATCTGTGGGTCATACAAGACAGGGTAATGTTTGGTGTTCATTGTTTGGTCAAACACACTAATGATTGCTTGATGCACATCACTACAAAACATTTGTCCTTGCACTTGTAGAATCCATTCAAGGTGGGGAAAACCTTGGTGGTTTTTATCACTCTTTATTTCATGAATAACATTACCAAAGTAATCTATGGTAGTATCTTCATAGGTGATTGGTAGCACCCCATCTTCTACTTGTAAGATGTAATCAATAGATGCACCAAGTTTTACTTCAGGTTTTCTAAACGCTTCCTTTGGAATCCATTGTTCCATCTTAGCATCTGATAGAGTTCTAAAGTTATACATAGCAAGTTGAGCTATTGCAGGTTCAAGGATGTTACCCCTTGCCATAGCATAGGTTTCTTTTTTAGGTAGTTGTTCAACACCTTTACTAGCTTTGAACTGTTCATCCCATAAAGAACGCCTGGTGTTTTGGAAATGCTTACCAAGTATTAAAGTAGGTAAAGCACTACACCCTAACTCTTTGCCATCTAGTGTTAGCTTAGTCATACATATTCCTTTCTATATAATAACTAGGGTTTGTGTTTTGTTCATAGCAATGGTCATCCAAGGCACACAAAAACCATATGGACACCCACAAAAAAAACATAAAGGCAATGGCAAGAATGCCACCACCTATGTAATACAAGATTGTTTTAATAACCTTCACCCCCTTCCTTTTTGTTACCATAATTAAGATTTATAAAATCTTTTTTTGTTAGTTTGTTGTCTAATAAATCAGCAATAATATGTAATAAATCTATTGGTAGTGGTTGTTCATTTTCATAAAAATCTGCTACCATTCTTCCACTAGGAATTGGATGCTTAGTATTTTGACATCTAAGTTCACGTCCACTTTTCTTTTTATATCTATTTATTATCATTGTTATTTTTCCTTTCATTGTTAAAATTTTTTAAGCTGCTTCAAGTATTATCTTAACTTGCATAGCATTAAAGTCTTTACCCCTTATGGTCTTCACACCCCTATGGTTTAGTTCCTTTGCTATACCCCTAAGTGATAGACCTTCATCCTTTAGCCTTTGCACTAAAGGTAGGTGTGTATCTTTAAACAAATCACCATTAGCTTTTCTTGTAGCCAAACCTTTCTTTGACATTTCTTTCTTACAAGTTGGTGAACCTAATGATGTTATCTTCTTGCCATCCCTTGTGATGTAGTAACCATTGCTTTGTATTTCTTTTCTAATCATAGACAAAGCACTCTTGGTTCTTTCACTAATTAAATATCTTTCAATGCTACCTACACCTACAAGTATGGGTGTGGTCATAGGGTTTAGTGGACAACCTATTACTTCCACATCTATCTTTCCCTTTTGTATTTCTTCTTCATAAAAATTTAGAATGTCACTTGCATTCCTACCCAATCTATCTAGGTGTGTGCATACAAGCTTTGCCTTTTCTTTCTTACAAGTAGCAATAGCTTGTTGGAAGGTAGGTCTAAGTTCCCTTGGTAGTGTTCCACTTACACCATCTTCAATAAAAAAATCTTTTACATTTGGATAATATTCTTTTATCTTTTGTATCTGATGTGATACATCTTGCTTGTTGGTACTTCCCCTAACCAACCCATAAGTAATTTGATTCATAACTTTCCTTTCCATACAAAAAGGGTGGCACTTAGCCACCCTTCTTTGCATCCTATTTTTAGTTACCATTCATTATGTTTTTTTCAACAAGTGTAAGGTCACCCACTTCATTGTCATCCCAAGCACTAACAAACTTCTTGAACCATCTATCACAAGTCTTTTCATCAATGACATATTTTGATTTAGACTTTTGGCATTCAACAATAAAAGGCTTTGACCTTGCCCTTGACTTCCAACCTACAAGCTTGAAGTGATGCACACCATCAATGTGTATCTTATCAAGGTCATAGTTTCTTACCCTATTGATTTGTTTAAGGTCTGAAAGTTCTTTGGAATCACCACCCTTGACTTGAAGTTCTAGTTTAAATGTGGCGTGGGATTCACCATAGCTGCAATTACCTAGTGTCAATTCCACATCCAGGTCTAGTTCATCTAGCTTGGCTTGGATTTTATTACGATACTCTTTTAATAAGTTTTTATTTAAAGACATTTTGTACTCCTATGTTGTGGTTAATATTGTCTTATGTTCTATATATATTATATCTTTGCTCTATATACAAGCATTAAATTATTTATTTGCTCACCTTTACAGATAAAAAATTTCATCTATCGTTGTATGTTAGTAACGTGGATAGAAACTTATGACCAAATACAAAGCAAGGAAAGTAGAACTAGATGGGTACAAGTTTGACAGCATAGCTGAAGCGAACCATTACAAGTATATCATCCTACCAATGTTACAAGCAGGCAAGATTAAGAACCTGGTTGTGCATCCTAAGTTTCCTTGTCTTGTCAATGGTAAAAAGATTTGTACCTACATTGCTGACTTTGAATTTGAATTGGAAGGGGATGAAGTAACATGCAAAGTAGTTCAAGATGTGAAGGGAATGAAGACCCCAACATATCGATTGAAGAAAAAGTTAGTGGAAGCTCTGTACCCTGGTGTGACAATAGAAGAAATACCAGTTGGTCGTTCAGCATACCTAGTGAAAGGATAGTTGTTGCTGCTTCTACATATATAAATGTTCCTGTGCATATTCTTATGGCTAATCGTCGTGAGTATAGTAAGGAAAGATTTATAGTATATTACTTATGTAAAGAACTAAGTGGTGACAGCCTTACACAAATTGGTAGGGCCTGTAATCATAGAGACCACACCACAATACTTCACGGACAGAAGGAAGCTCAAAAAATCTTGAAGTCTTGTGAAGGTTCTTTGTTTGTAATGTATGCATTCATTAAACAATCACTAATACAAGAAGCGAAGTCATTAAAAGAAATGGGTTGGCTATGAAATATATTAGTGTGTGTAGTGGGATAGAAGCATGTTCAATGGCTTGGAAAGAACTAGGGTGGGAAGCTCTAGCTTATTCTGAGATAGAAGAATTTCCAAGGACAGTTCTACAACACTACTATCCAAACGTACCTTTGTATGGTGACTTCACTGAACTAAAAGATATGGATTGGATTGGCAACGCAGACTTGCTAGTGGGTGGCACACCTTGTCAGTCATTCTCAATAGCTGGTTTGCGTAAATCATTAACAGATGACAGGGGTAACTTATCGTTACAATTTATAAGGTTAGCAAATGCAATTGACAATATTCGATATGATGCTGGACAAGAAGGTACAACAATCCTATGGGAAAACGTACCAGGAGTCTTGTCCACAGAAGACAATGCCTTCGGAACTTTCTTGGCAGGATTATGTGGAAGTGATACACCCATCAACCCAACAAGGGAAGGATGGAGCTACTCAGGTGTGGTTCATGGGCCGCAAAGGACAGCCGCTTGGCGGGTCTTGGACGCCCAATACTTCGGATTGGCCCAGCGAAGAAGGCGGGTCTTTGTGCTCGCTACATCAGGTGCTAGAAGATGGGATTGTGCCAACGCGTTATTACCTATCACCCAAAGCATGTCGTGGAATCCTAGACCGTGCAGAAAAGAGGGGCAAACCCCTACCACAACAACTAGAAACATTACTAAAGATAGAAGCAGCAAAGCTATAGATACTACAGGTTATCAAGGTGATAGATTATTTGATACCAATGATGCCTTTGGTACATTGCCAAGCCAAGGTGGTAACAATGGTGGTGGTGCAGGTGGCTTGGTCGCACCAACATTAAAGGCAGGTTACAATAGATGTTACAACAATCCTGACCAAGTAGTAGCACAACCCAATGAAGTTGCAGGTACACTTAGGGCAAGGGATAGATTTGGTATTGGGTTTGATGATGAAAGCAAACTAATTGCAGTGCAAAATTCACAAACTCGTAAAGGACATTGCAATGGTAAAGGTTGGAATGATGATGTGATGTTTACATTAGATTCACAAGAACCACATACCATAGCTTTCAATCACGACGCAGGACAGTTTGGTGCTGCACCTACCAAAGACCATACACCTACATTACGTGCCAAGCCTGACCAAGGTACAGGTTTGAATGATGCAAAGGGTATAAGAAGGTTAACACCAAAAGAATGTGAAAGGTTGCAAGGCTTTCCTGATGACTTCACAAAGAT